TGTTCCAGACGTTCTTCAAACTCTTGCATTACTTGGGCCATTTCATCCATGTCAACTCCTTTATTTATCACGGCACTATTGCCGTACTTAGGAATTTAAAGTAAACTTTAGCGAAAGTAAAGCAATATTTACCACGTGAGGAAAATAAATGACAGATGCACAAATCATTGACCTATTGGGCAAACCCGCAAAAGTAGCTAAGTTGTGTGGCGTTTCCGTCCAGGCTGTATGTCAATGGCGTAACAACAACAGTATTCCGTTTGGTCACTTGACCACAATGGCCGCCACAATCGAAAAAGAATCCCATGGTCTAGTCACTAGAAAAACGTTGTTTCCAAACAACTGGTGGTTAGTTTGGCCTGAACTAAAAAACATTTGATGTAAACTTGTTGTCCGTTCTTAGTTGGGGATTCACCACCACCAGCGACTAAGACGTAAGTGCTACTGGGGGAAATAAAGGATGTAATAGCACACAAGTCGGTGGCGAAGAAAGAGCCGATTCCTTGCACGTCTTTCGGGTTCTGTGGCTCCGGACAGGTAAAACAGTTGAAGGCGAACCAGGTGGGCTAGGTTCGTCCACCAAACGGTAATGTAGCTTTAATACAACAGTAATAAACTAATTTCTAAGGAAAACCCTAATACATCAAAAAAAGATGCAAAAGGTGTTTACAAGTAAAGATTACTTTAGTAAATTATCAATACGGCAATAGTGCCGTGAAAATTAAAGGAAAACAAAATGAACGAACTTAAAACTTTTGGATGCACAGAACAAGCTTTAGAAAAGCAATTTGAATCCCAATACAACATCAATATGTATTTGGCTGGCATTTTGTCAGATGCACAAGAATTGATTGCAATGGGTAGAACAGAACAAGCCAATCAAGTTATCAACCAAGTAAAACATTACTTTTTTGAATACACCGATACACGTTATGAAGCCAATGCAAATAAACAAGCCGCATAATGTTTGATACTTTCTGGAAATTTTACCCTCGCAAAGTCGCTAAAAAGGCCGCAGAAGTAGCCTTTAAGCGGCTTTCTAAAGACGACCAAGAAAAATGTGTTGAATCCATTGAACAACACATTGCTTATTGGAAATTAAAAGACACCGCAACAGAATTTATTCCCCATGCAAGTAGCTGGATAAATGGTTTGAGGTTTCTTGACGAACTGGACATGACCCCAAAAGAAATGAAACGGCCAGCATTGCCTTGGTATAGTAATGATGAATTAACTATCGCCAAAGGGCGGGAATTAGGATTAAATGCTTACGCAGGCGAATCAATGGCCCAGTATAGACAGCGAATCAGCCAAGCAATTGGAAAGGTTCAGGCATGAGTGCGAAATACGCCAGCTTCTTCAATATCGAAATCAACTCGGCCTTGTGGGGTTCAGGGCTTATTTTTCTAACAAAAAGTTTGACAAACGGCGCCATACGCTTACTACCGACCTTTGGGACCAATGGTCTAAAGGAAGCCGTGGCCAGAAAGGTATGTGGTTATGAACGCAAATGAACCAATAGCATGGATGGATGATTTTGGAAATGTGTTTGAAATGAAAAATCAGTTTTTTCATATTCCACTCTACACCCATCCAGCAAAGACACTAACAGATGAAGAAATACTAAAAATTTGGAAAGAGTTTGATGATAAAGATGCAGATAATTGGTTTATTGCAATTGCTAGAGCAATACTAAGAAAGGCAAGCGAATGAATGCAAAACAAATAGCTGATGAATTGGAAAACATTTATTGGATACAGGGCGATGGAAAAGGCAAACCATTTCAGCAGTATGCAGACTTTGTACGCCAGCAACAAGCTGAAATAGAGGCGTTAAAAGCAAAGACACTAACCGATGACGAAATAATTGAAATTTGGTGTGTCATGGAAACTGACACAGGCGAACAAAACATTGATTTTGCTAGAGCAATATTAAGAAAGGCACAAGAAAAATGAAGCCTGATACCAAAGTTGTTGACCCTAATGATTGCGTTGATTACCTATATGAATTTGCGCCAGAGTACGCTAAAGCCAAAGGTGAACTTGCTGAACTTGAAGCATACAAAAGTTCATTAAAAGCAATTAAGATGAAACAATCATCTGAACAAAGTTTGGGCGCCCAAGAACGTGAAGCATATGCCAGTCAAGAATATCAAGACTTATGCAAAGCTATTGGCGCCGCAACGTATAAAACAGAAATGTGGAAGTTTAGATTAGAAGCGGCCAAGCTTAGATTTGAAGCCTGGCGTACCCAAGAAGCAAGTAACCGTAACCTTGAAAGACTAACTAAATGATTGACCGTTCAGAATTAATTATTAGTATGCAAAAAAATGTTAACAAGCTTTACGAATTGCAAAACAATAAAAAATATGAAGATGCTATAAAAATTGCACACCGGTTAGTGAATGATGCAATGGCTATAGAAGTTGATTGTTTACGTGAAATTAAAAAGCAATGGACGTCATAATCCAGTTGTCGCCAGCAGAAATTCAAATGGCGGCTTTTGTAGGATGCCAACGTACCGTGCAATGCCTTCAGAATGGCTCAAAGCACCGTTACGGCGCTAAAGATAGTAATGGCTGGCAAATGTCTATCGAAGGCGCATTAGCTGAATGTGCGCTTGCTAAACATTTGCAAATTTTTTGGTCTAAAGGTACGCCAGGTGCGTGTGATGTAGGGCCACATGATGTACGTGCTACAGAACATTTACACGGTAGTCTTATAATCCATCCTACAGATGCAGATGAAAGAAAATACTATTTGCTAACTGGATATAATGGTAAGTATTACGTGCGTGGCTATATGTACGGTTACCATGCAAAGCAACAAAAGTATTGGAAAGACCCACAAGGCGGCCGACCAGCATTTTTTGTACCCCAGGCAGATTTAATTAATGACTAAGAATGACAAAATCCGTAATAGTAAAATCGCTGACCTCGGCTGTGCGTTATGTCGGCATCAAGGAAATGCGGGAACGCCAGCAGAATTGCATCACATTAGACGAACTAGCAAAAGAAGTAATGCCCCTGTTATCCCATTATGCCCCACCCATCATAGATTCGATACCGGTATTCACGGAATGGGTAGAAAGCGCTTTGAAAGGGAGTACGCTATCACGGAAGAAGAATTACTTGAACAAACGAAAGCGTTAATAAATGAGTAGTAATTTAATTATTCTTACAGGGCTAATTTATGCTTACATTTGTATTGAAAGCTTTTGGAAAGGAAATGCTGGATTGGCTTGGATGTATTTTGGATATGCTGTTGCGAATTATGGGGCTTACTTAATGGCCACCAAGTATTTATAATTCTAAGGGGTCTAAACCTAATTCATGGGCGACCATAGAACACCTAGTACGAAACTGCTTGGAATGATGTGCCCACTTGTCACCCTTTTGACGGTGAAAACTCATGTGAACACATTCATGGCATAACACACGAATTACTGTCATCATGTGTCCACATAAAGCGGCAGATACGGTAATAGTATGTGCATATTCATCACCCGTGTCATACATATACGTACCCATAGTTGTTTTATCGTGCTTATCAACTTGAAAATCAATTTCTTCAGGCAACGGCAAATTCCATTTGGTAAAAGGATACACACAATACAGCGTACTGTATAAATTGCGTAACACTTCAGGCGTTAACCTCATTTCCAAGTAATCCAATCTTTAGAAATTTTTTTACGTTTACGTTCAACATACACCGGCATACTAAATGTCAAACCGTGTTCTGGATGCGTAATCCATAAAGCTTGGCGTGGTGGTTCAAATCCAAAATTGTTAGCGTATGCGTATTCATCGTAACCTTTAAGGCTACCGTTGACGATAAGGCGTTCTAGTTGGATAAGTTGATGCCAATGACCTAAAATCATTGTGTCGTACTCCATGTCAATCTGGGCGTTTCTAGACCGTTTACGGTGGTCGCCACGAATGATTGGTCCTAAAGCGCCAATGACACCATCACCCCCACGAAATTGGTCGCCGTGTGTAAGTAAATATTTATGTCCGTAGATTGAATAATAGGCATCGGAACCGTCAGGAATGTGAAACTGCACACGGGTATCATTTTCAAACCTCTTTGATAGAAACTGATAGAGTAACCAATCAAAGGATGTGAAGTTGCGGCCTTTTGCCCTAATTTTGTGCGTATTGCGTCCATGATTACCACTTACGCACGGAACAAAGACATTTCCGAACTCATCGGCTAAAGTTTCAATACACCAAGTCAATACACCAAACAAATCAATAACCGTTGGCATAATTTCCATAGAGTTAGTAGCCATCAATTCTTCATGAATGTCACCAGATACCATGTCGCCGCCCAGCACAAACACAATGCCAGGGTAATCAGTCAACGCTACGTGATTTTTCAATAGGTCAATTGCCTTTTCAATCATTACCCTTGCACGGTCTTGTGCAATTGCTACGTTGTATTCGTTTACACCATTAATTTGATTAGGGTCAACTACTTCACCCCAATGCCAATCTGATGCCATTAATGTAGGAACACCAGCGCTTCTTTTCTTTTTGTTTGGACGTATTAACCAATTAGGTGGTGATACTTCCTTTTTAGTCATTTTTAAAATAGTTGACTTGATGTATTCAGCCGTCAACGTATTTTCTTCATGGGCATGAATTGTTGCTTCTAATTGCCTGATTTTGTCTTTAGCATCCAACAAAGCATTAATTTCTTTATTGGCAACTGTTACAGTAGGCGTAACACCAGCGGAATATGCTGACCTAAGCCTTGTAGAATATGTATTTGGATTTATGCCTATTAATTTGGCCGCTTCTGTTTTACTGCCAGTCTTTGCAAAAGCATTAACCGCTTCTTGCATTTGTTCACGTGATAACCCTGGGTTAGCCATAACTTACCTTTTTAAGAAGTTTGTGCAATACTACCAAAACATTATTAAGAATCAAATACTTACTATGACCGTTATTAAACTTCCTTATCCACCATCTGTAAACACTTATTGGCGTAACTTTCGTGGCAATACCGTTTTAAGCAAAGCTGGGCGGGAATTCAAAATTGCGGTATCAGAGTGCGTTATTGCACAAAACGTACCAAAGTATAATAACCAACGTTTAGAAGTTACGCTTTGGTTATATCCACGGTCTAAAATAGTTACTGATTTAGACAATAGACTTAAAGCAGTATTGGATGCCCTTGAAGATGCTGGGGTATATGACAATGACGGCCAGATAGACGTTTTGATGATTCAACGTGGTGAAATCAGAAAAGGCGGCGGCGTTGATGTAATGATAGAAGTCCTATAAAATTAGCCATGCCTGATTTATCTGACCTTCTAAATTCTGCCATTAATTATGATGGCACTACGTCTTTGCAAGATATTGCTAATACGGTCAGTAAACTTCCTGAAAACGTTGCCAGATTTGTTACAAATCCACAAGCATTTACACAGTTGTTTGGAAACAACAGTATGCCCCAAGCCACGGGATTTGCCGCTGGTGCAACAGGACTTCCCCCACAAAGTCCATATGGCGGGGGAATATTAAATCCTAAAAATGCTGGGTATGAAGAAGGTTATCAACAAGGCGAACCAGTAGCTATCGCCGCTAACTTTGCCCCATTTGTTAAGGGTAAACCCGTAGGTTTAAGTATGATTGGCCCTGAATCTGCTTTATGGGATAGGGAAATGGCTTTTAATGCTGGAAAAATGGAAGCCAAAGGCGCTACACCACAACAAATACATGAAACAACTGGCATGGCCCGTGGCTTAGATAATCAATGGCGACAAGAAATAATAGATAAATTTGCCACAATGAAAGATGGCGAAAATTTTGGTGAAACTTATAGAAAAGCTAGTTTAGATGGTATTTGGTCAAAAGATAAAGTTACTGTAAAGGACGTATTACATCATCCTGAACTTTTACAAGCTTATCCAGATTTGGGTGATATTACAATAAAAACACATAGCGCAGAAAATCCAATAAAAGGCGCATTTAATCAAAATAAAAATTTTATTAGTTTGCGGGAAAATTTAAGTCCTAGCGATGCTACATCAACCATGTTGCATGAATTAACTCATGCAATACAAGCAAAAGAAGGTTGGAATCGTGGGGCAAACGCTAATGCGTTAATTACTCATTATGCTAAAGAAAAAGAAGGAATAATGTCCAAAATTGAGGACCTTAACCGCCAAGGTAGTGAAGCTTATAAAGCTGATGACATGGACAAATATCGTTCTTTAATGGCCCAACGGGATATTTTAAGTAGAAAATATACTAATTTTGACCCTGAAGCAATTGGTTACGATATGTATAGACACCATGCTGGTGAAGCCGAAGCCAGAATGGTACAAAGTCGTTATGGATTAAATAAAGAACAATCTAGACAATTTTTTCCATATGCTGATGCTGAACATGGTTTAGACATAAATCCAGATGATGCAATTGTTACAACTAAACATCCAGAAACAATTAATACGCCAAGCCAAGAATACGATTATCGGGGCGCCCATAAAGCACCTTATAAATCTGAAGATAATGCGCCAGGCCATGAATTAGACAAAACATTTCCATCTGATGTGTATGGACCCAATGGGCATAGATATTATGGGATGGGCGACCAAATGGATAAAGATACCTTGACCATTATGAAAGCCGCCAAAGGTAAACCAGACCATCCAATTACTGTTTACCGTGCTGTACCAGCAGAACACGCTGGTGAAGATATACACCCTGGTGAGTGGGTAACGCCAAATTTAGATTATGCTGAACAACATGGCAAATATTTTGACAATGGGTATCATATTCTTGAAAAAACAGTACCAGCCAAGCATATTTGGACTGATGCTAATTCACTTCATGAATTTGGTTACGACCCCACAGATTAGACTTGACATAGTAGTAAAATAGACGAAAATATGGAAACTAGGCTTTTCTAGTTCTTTTTGCAAAAAGGAAATATTATGGGTTATTACAACAAAGAAGTTGAGCCAAAAAGCGCAAAATCAAGCGACCGTACTGGCGAAAAACGTGAACCACGTGAAACTGGTGTAAATTCCACCAAATTCATGCCTGGCGCAACTGGTGAAAAAGTACCTAAAGGCGCAACATCCAGCGATACAACTGGCGAACGTAAAGCCAAAGCATTTGCTGGTGGCGTAGCCCTAGGAATGGAAGATGGCGTAGGCGGCCGTGAAATGCACATGGGTAAACATGATGGCCGTTTGGGTGAATTTAATAGTGGCAAAATGGGTGAAACCGTTTGCTACGACCATAAACGTGTTGGCCACGACCAAGACGATATGTAATAAGGCGAAGGGCCTACAAGCACGTGAAACTTGTAAGCCCTTCTAACCACGTAGTAAACGGAGAACCACATGGCTGATGTAGATTTTATATTAAAACCAATGGGCGACAAAATAGTTGTGCGCCCTGATAAACGCATTTTAAGTACCGTACTTATTGTTGACAACAAAGAAGCCGACAATATGGGTACTGTTGTCGCTGTAGGCCCCGGAAGAAAAATAAACGGGCGCCGTGAAGCAATGCCGGTACAAGTCGGTGATTACATACGATTTGGGACAATGAGTAAAGATGCCCAAGAAGAATATTTAAAGTTCACAGAATACTTCCACGACAAAGAACGTTATTTAATCATGTCATGGCAAGACGTTTGTTTTACTACTGAAAAGGAAGAAGCATAATGGAACTATTAGATGGAACTCCGTTGTTTGAAAAGTTAATGAACCACTTTGGCTGGTACAAAACCAAAAAAGTTGACATGGTTGTTGAAAATTTGGATGTTCATTACGTATTTCAAATTAAAGATGAAGCGCCAGAAACACCATTTCCGGCCCCCAAAGACAAACGAAAGCCAGCATTAAAAAAAGCGACTACTAGAAAGACTGCTAAAAATGGCAACTAAACCTGGCTTGTATGCCAATATCCATAAAAAACAGGCACGTATTGAACGTGAAAAGGCTGAAGGCAAGCCAGTAGAAAAGATGCGTAAACCTGGCACTAAAGGCGCCCCAACAGCTAAAGCGTTCAAAGAATCAGCTAAAACTGCAAAGAAACCATAATGGCTACTAAAAAACACGACAAACCAATCGCCCATAAGACAACTGGCAAAGGTAAGACTTACAATCCTACCGAAAAGGGCGCCGGCATGACTGCTAAAGGGCGTGAAGAATACAACGCTAGGAATGGTAGCAATCTGAAAGCACCAGCCCCAAACCCAAAGACTGAGAAAGATAAAGGTCGTAAAGCATCATTTTGTGCAAGAATGGAAGGCGTAGTAAAGAAAGCTAAAGGCCCAGCAGAACGGGCTAAAGCATCACTTAAAAATTGGAACTGTTAATCATGCCCTTAATAAAATCAGCAAAACCCGCCGCCTTCAAAAAGAACGTGGCCACCGAAGTTAAGGCTGGACGTCCAGTCAAACAAGCAGTAGCAATAGCATATTCCGAAAAACGTGAAGCAGAAAAAAAGAAAGGTAAGAAAAAATGAGTTTAGAAACATTACAACTGGAATTTAGCCATTCTGTAAAAGAAATGGAACTAATCCTTGCTGGATTACAAAAATTGCCTATGGAAGCAGTCATGGCTTTATATACAAAGCTTCATGCAAGTGCTAAACAGCAAGTGGATGACCATTTAGCTAGTCAGCCAGTACAAGTAAAACCAGAAGATATTACCGTAGTATCAACTGAACAACCTGTTGCGTAAATACGACAAAAAGTATTTATAATTCAAGAATATGGAAGAACAAACGAATAATTCAAGGGGTGGACAGCCTGGCAACAACAACGCCAGCAAGAATAAGCCATTTCTAGATGCTATGCGTAGGGCATTAGCCCAGAATCCCCAGAAGATTGCCAAGATAGTAGATAAGGTTCTTGACCAAGCA